TGGTTTATCAGGATAAACTTGATGGAATGTTTTTTCTTTTTGGTTACCATACCCACCAGATTTAAGAATTTGTATTGCAGTGTGGGCGTGTGACGGTGTAAATGTAAGGTTAATAATCATGTTTCTTACTCTTGCCACACCTTTTGTTCTTAATATATCTACAACTCCCATTACTTCGTTAGATCTGTGTACGTTGTCTGGACTTGTTGTAGAGTATTGAACAGGAGCTATTGCGTGAAGTGGAATAGTATGCCAACCTTTTTTAACTGGCATTCTCACTCTGTATAAGTGACGTCTTCTACTCTTTCCGTTACCACTGTATGGGTGGTAGTTTTGCACTACATAAGGTGCTACGGCTATCGTTGTATCTCTATCGACTTCAACTGTGATGGAGCCATTTAATTCTACAAAACCATTAGCTGTGACTTGGAATCTTTGTTGTGTCATTAACATACGTTGGTAGTCTTTTTTAGCAATAAGTGAAAATGGTTTGGTATCTTTTTTATCAAATCTACTACTATAAACTAGCGATTTAACAATAGGTTGATTTGCAATACGTCCCTCTCTACTATTATCTAACTTAGCAAGCTTACAGATGATATTTCCTAGATAATAAACAGAACGCCACATCTCTTGAGCGCCTCTAGGGACACCTGCTCGTCCTTCGTAAACTTCAGGTAAGAAAGATGTTGTACCGTGCTTAATGCCTACCCAGTTACTAAATGATGCTAGAGTACTAGAACCCCAAGTCACATAATCTCCATGATCTGACATTTCTGAAAGCATTTCAGTCATTACATTATTAGGTTGATTTGCAAAACGTGGATAGAATAAACAATAGTCACTCACTTGAGAAATAATGTTATGACAATCGACGTGAGCTGTAATATCTCCTACACCTTCTACTAACGCTTTCATGTTTCTACTTTCTCTCTCGCTAAAAGGTTTTGAACCTTTATAGTTAGCGCCTGTTTGTCTTGTTCCGCTTCCGTTAGACCAATAGTAGTCAAAATTTCTGTTTAAATCTACATTATTTACATTTTCTCTTTCTCTGTTAGCAAAACCCCAAGGATTTACTATAGGGACTAAAACAATTCTTACATTTTTTCTTAAATAAGCTAGATGTGAATATTTATGCCATTCATTAACAACTAAATTCATAAAATGACTTAAAGCATAAAAGGCACTATATTCGTTACCGTGAATACAAGATGTTACAAGTAACGTTTTTGTGTAGTTGTCAGGTTTAAAGTCATAAGCGTAAACGTTATATTTATTACTTTGGTCTTTTCCTACGTATTTTTTAGTAACATATTTGTTATCTACGAATTTATCGTAAAAAACTTTTCTATTTTCATCTGGGTCATTATTGTTTGGTGTCCCATTAACGCCAGGCTCTGAACTTGGTATAAATGGCGGTGTAAATAAGTAAGAGTCATCATCAGCAACGTTTAATTCTTTATCTATTTTATTATCAACTCTTGTGAAGTCGTGTCTCAATCTTTCTGATAAAATAGGGAAGTTTTGAGCGTCTATTGATGTTCTGCTGTCTCTCACTTCTTGTAATCCATTACCAATTGTTCCTAATACTAAATTTCTAATACGTTTGCTTTGATATCCTAATTCTTGTCCTACAGTAACATCAGGGCCAGTAGGCAAGGTGTAAACAACTTGTTCAGAATTATGCGCTCTTTTTTGGGTTTTACCATGCTTTTCTAATATTTCTTCAATATTAGTCAACATATCCCTTATAGCAATGTAGTTTAATTCATTTTCTCTTACGTAACGAGCGCTAAATAGAGTATCTAGCTTAGTGTAGATTGTTCTTCGCATTGCTACGCCTCCTTAACTTGTAGTTTTCCGTCTTTATCTATCGTAATGTTATAGTATTTGCCGTCTTCGCCTTGCATTTTAAGTCGATTGTAATGGAGTCTGTCTACTTTCTTTTTATCACTATTACTCATTAAGCCAGATACTTTATCAGTCGCTTTAGGTATCACATACTTATTAAATCCACTTTTAGCACTCGCAATGACCTGCCATGTTTTACCTCGGTCATGAGACACTCGGAATTTTCCGTTCCTGTTATATTCAAGTATGTGATCTTTTTCTACAATTGCTCTAATTCCATTCTCATTGCCGTGTAGCGCTTTATTAGAATCAATAGACTTTCGAGTGGAAGTGATAGCAGCATTCGCTTTGGCATATGTTGTTCTATATGAATTAGCAAAACCACCGCCTAAACCACCTACTACTTGTGCTGCTTGGCTAATACGCTCCAAATAACGATTATGTCTGTTGAAATCTCCTAGTGTGACGTCTTGCTTCACTATTTTGTTTTCTGCGTCCCTAACCGTTTTAACTTCTACTATCCTCATAAACTCATTAATCCCTAATATAGAGTGTTTAACTTTAACAATATCTGCCACTCTCGGAACTGCATTGGGGTAATGATTTCTTAAGGCTATGAAGTCTAAAGTTAAAGAACGCTTTATAGACGCATTTATAACTGATTGCAATCTAGCACGCATAATATCTGGATCAGTAATCGAACCATCTTTAACAGGCGGAGCGTCAAAACGTCCATAATCTTTCATGTTAGGGTGTTCAAATTCTACTATAAGACCTGCACCGTCCAAGCCCTCTTCGTCTGTATATGAACCGTAACCTTTAACATAAGTGTACATTTGGCCTGAATCTTCTTCTAATTTCATGTTATTCGCATTAATTTCATCATCTATATGATAGGTTGCTTGTTTTTCTAAATAAGGCGTAAATTCAAAGGTGTATGTGTTTGTTTTATAATCATGGTTTATATCAAATTCTAAATCCCATGCCTCCAGACCTTTTTTCAACAGATCTTCAACACTTTCTCCCTCTCCAGAGTCTTTGATTTCAGATACAAATAAATTACTAGGAACTTTGAATTTAAGGCCAGTACCTTTGAATATTTTTTCAAAAAAGTCGGGTGGTTTATGAGGGCCGTCTATTTTGTCATACACTCTTTTTCTTTTGATGATATCTATTGGCTTCTCTCTAAGCGTTACAGACACTTCTTGATTTCTACCGTGTGTTTGTCTATCTATGATATAAGCGACGTATTCTCGCTTGTCATTCGGCCCTGTGAGTTGTGTTAATGTCCAACGTTTATCAATACCACGTATAACATTGTAGTTATATTTATCTTCAAGTAATTTACATTGTACGACCGTTTCAGAACCTAATTTAGATGTAGTAGTTGTAGTCACATAGACTGGCTCTCCTATACCTCTTATTGGACTAAATAATACTGGCATTTAATAACCACCTACTTATAATAAAATTTCATGTCGAACGTTACTGATTTAATTTGTTGGTTAAAAGTAAAATCATTCCAACCAGGATAAAACTTAGGTTGTGCATTAGAACAACGATGATTGATTGGTGTTCCGTTTCTCCATGTTTGAACGCCATCATATACAATTTTGTCGCCTTTTTTAAGGTTTATATTACTTATTTTCATATAATCCGATTTACCTAAAGTGAAAAGAAAACTGTCTTTGCTGCTTACGCTTTTGCCTAGAACGATAGTTACTTTTTTGTAAAGTTTAAATTCATTATTAGGTACATTACCGTGATAATAAACAGTGTTATTCCAACAGTTAGTAAAAGTGTAAATTCTTTTGCTGCTTTCTTCGTCAAAAGGAACTATCATATCATCAGACCATAGGGCTTTGTTAGGCTTGTTTTCTAGTTCTAAGGATGTTCCTATACTTTCGGCGAAAGGTATTTCGATTGTTTCAAAAACTAAATCGAAATTAATCAATTTACCTTTATTCTCGGGCGTAATAACTGATGAACATTTTACTTGGTATTGCTTACCGCTCGTATAATAGTTATCGTTCATCATATTGTGATCGTAAATAGGGTTGTCATAATCATCATATGATTGAAAATCATCTTCGGTGGGTTGTATGAAACGGTAGTTTTGTGGTTCTGCATATCTTAGTTCTCTAATCCATACTGGTTCAGTATTTACTGTTAGATCATAGAATTTATCTCTCAATCTTGGTATATCGTTTAATTTAGTAGATGTTACGAAGCAAGGTACCGTAATTTTTCTCTTACGGTACTGACTGCTTAATAACATACGACCACTTGTATTTTCTTTCGTTTCGTAATTGTCTTCTATCTCCGGACTTTCGATGACGATATCTTTCACTCGAAAACCGAAGTCAGACAACTTATATTTATATCCATTTTTTTGCTTTATTTCTAAATCCATTGCCTGACCTCCTAGAATGTGAATGTGGCATCTCTATCTGCATTTTGTCCGTTGACTATACCAGTTAAAGCGTCGTTGTTAACGTCCATTTTAACGGTAACAACACGTTGAGATGGATTTGTTTTGATATTGTGTGTATGTTGCACTTGAGCGTTCATATTAGCGTTTACTTTCTTCATGTTGGAAGTAATGTCTGGTACTGCTAAATTGCTATTAAATGCTTCTGTAATACTATTAGCCATGCTACCCATACCACCGATAACATTTTTACCTTCTTTATTAATTCCGATGCCTAAACCTTCCATAGTCCATACACCGAATTGTTTAAATAATTTAGAAGGTGAACCAATGTGTAAAGCATTTTTAGCTGCATTAACTGCTCCCATTACTACATTACGTGCAGCATTAACCAAATTACGCGCCATACTAACAACACCGTTAATCATACCTTGAATTAAATCAACACCAACTTGTCTCATATGGCTAATAAAACTACGTGCAGCACTTACTGCATTTGATACACCGCTTGTCACAGAACTAACCACTCTAGCCATGCCACTTACAACTGCGCTTATCATACTAGACATTGCTGACATGACAGCACTAACCATATTTCTGAAACCACTTGATACAAAACTAACTGCTCTCGATACCGCACTAGAGATAGCACTGACGATTGAATTCCAAATACTAGAGATAATACTCATGATAGAACTCATAATTGACGAAGTAATTCCTAGTAAATTCGACCAACCACTTGATACGAAAGATACAATAGTTGATACAACTGTACTGACTATAGTAACTATTGTTTGCCATATTGTAGATATCACAGACGATATTGTAGACATTATAGTACTTGTTATAGTAACCAACGTTGTCCACGCAGTTGTGACAAATATAACGATGATATTAACGATAGTCATAACGACCGTTGATATCGCTGTCCAAATAGTTTGTGCAATAGTAACAAGAACTGTCCAAATAGTTTGCGTAACTGTAACAATTGCAGTCCAAACTGTAGTAACAATTGTAACTAAAGTTGAAATTATTGTAGTTATTACTGTGACAATAGCTGTCCAAACCGTCTGTGCAACTGTAACTAATATTGACCATTGTATTTGCGCTAAAGTAACAATTCCGTTCCATATGTTAGCAAGGAATGTACCTAAGCCGGTAACTACAGAAATAATAGCATTAACAATTGAATTCCAAATTGAAATTGCAATACCAATTAAAGCACCAAATATTGTACTAAAGAAGTTGACTGCATTTTGCCAAGTTTGTTGTAGATATTTACTCCAAATATCCCATATAGCTTGAGCTGCAGATACAATGTTTTGCCAAATTGTTTGACCAACTTTTAATATTGTTTGCCAAGCACCTGACCAGTCGCCGCTAAGTAACTGCAGTGCTACAGTAATAATGCCGATAATAATATCAAAGGCAACCTTAATAACTGTAGTTATCACAGTCCAAACCGTACTTACAACAGCAACTAAAGCTTGGAAACCTTGAGAAACAATAGGAGATATCAATTTAACTGCAGTTTCAACAACTTGTACGATTGTGTCCCAA